GACACTAAAGAAAGGTTAAGCCCATCAGTTTCAACGCTGGTAGCAGACTGCAATGTTCCGTTCGAGTTGTAAAGGTAGCTTCCGATTGCATAATTGTCAGGGTCGTAGTAAGTCCCCGTACCTGTTTCCTTCTCCCCTCGCAAGCCAATATAATATCTCTTCAGACCGTCAGTAACATACTCGCCTCTGATATAGTAATCCGTGTATCCGGTGTAAGGTATGCCTGTGTCAGTCAAGCCATATGTCGTGTTCGCAAGTTTTGGCTGAAACGTATTGGCTACCGACAGCACTCCGTTGCCAGTGATCGACAGATTTGCTCCAACGATAATCCCGCCGAGCGTGGCGTTTGTGGCGGGAATAGATGATCCGCTGATCCCGGCTGGGCCTTGAACGCCCACCGTAACAACCGTGATTGTCTTTTCGCCTGTGATTATAACTGTATCAGCCACGTGTCACCTCCGGTGATACAGTCAAAGTCCCTGATATCAGTCTTTGCACGACACTTCCGGTCACGATTTCGAGATCGTAAACACCATCAACCAGGTTGGCAGTCGTGGCAGCATCCAAAGCGATGGAGATCACTCCGCCGGTCGCGTTGCTGATCGAAAGACATGCTGACGGTGTGGTCAGGCTCAGTGTCGTGTTGGAGTCGCTGTAAGATGTGCGAGCCATCATTCTGGCACTGCTGCCGGTCAAGTTCACAGCGGTGCCGTTGGAGGTCCAAGTGAGCGTTCGGTTGAATGAAGCGCCCGCTTCGATTTCTAGGTTGTATGATCCGGCCATTTATTCAGCCTCCATTTCAGGATCAACAGAAGAATCCGTAGAAGGCTCTTCAGGCTCCACAGCTTCGACCTCTTGAGGCTCTTGCATCTCGCCAAGTCCGAGTGTGGCACGTGCTTCGTTAACCGTGAATATGCCCGCATTCACACCCGCGGTGGCGATGTCCATCAGCGCCTTTCGATCGACGGATAATTCCTCAATCTGGCTGGTGTCGAACCGAACACACAGCGATTCATCAGGCTGTGAGGTCATACCGTTGCAGGCGATCGGCAAAGTCTGCACCAGCCTGGTCAGCTCACCGGCCACCAAGTCGAGGAACGGAATCACAGCATCGCGCCATGACGCCTTATTGGCCTCGACCAGGTTGCTGTATGTCTTGCCCGTGTCAGGCTGTTTGAGCGACATGGGTGCCCATCCAAGGACACCACAGATTCGAGCGGTCGCAAGGTCCGCCATCTCGCTCACGGATAAATCTTTTGGTGAGAAGCCCGGCGACTTGATATCCATTTCGCTGGTACCGACGAATGGCCGGCCCACAGCTTTACCACTGACGGCTCGTGCCAGGTCAGCTTGAACCTGCGACAATTGCGCGCCACTGAGATTGCCCAGTGTTTTTAGCGAAACGATCAGCGATGGCACACCAGACCGACTGAGAACTGTCGTCTCATACTGGCCGATGATCTTCACCAGCGCCATTTCGGCCACAACAGAATCGAGCGTTGAAACGCCACGACTCTGAGCGTAGGTCGATCGCCCCTGGCGAAATGCCATCATCAAATCAGCGGGAACAGAGTAGTTGTACGACCGGCCCCAATCGCTCCCCATCACTGGATATTCGAGGACTTCGTTGATGCTTTCGCCCATGACTGGTCGCAGGACCCAAGGCGATGGGATCGGCATCAGTTCGGTCACCGCAGTGCCAGCCGTGTTTGTGATCACTTGGATGTATGCGTTGCCGTTATCGCACAGGCTGCAATAAAGGTGCTCCAAAACGGTCGCATCTGATTCGCCGGGGCTTGGCCGTTGCCAGAGTGACTGCAAAGGGTGATAGACAGGCGTAAACCCTCCATCCTCATCCCATCGGCCCACCTGCATGATCGCCTTTGTGGCGTTGCGCTTCATTGCCTGTATCGCGGCCTGAACCACAGACACCTGGTTGTAAGGTCTCGCCAAGGTCATGTAGTCGTTGGATAGGCCCGTCATCATGTCTACAGTCCATGATGTCGCGGCAATGTCAGCGGTGTTGGCTGTGACGCCTTCACGCACCGACTTCGTGAACCGGCTGCGGATGTTTTCAAATAGTGTTGGCATAGTTTTCAGGAGACGTATCGGAAAGGCTGGATTGAGCTTAGATAGTTGAACGCATCGGCAGCAGCATCAACCTGGTCGTCATGCTTGCCGGTCGGGAATGAGCACAGCTCGTCAATGAAGTCACGGTTCCAATCGCCCTTTTCCAGCTCGATGGAACCGGATTCAAAAGCGGCGGCCATCGGCATTGCTCGCACTTCTTTTGAGCCTGTGGGTCGTTTGCTGATGACTCCATAACCGATTAGGTTACGAGTGTCATGCTGGACCTGATCCACACCCGCGGAGCCGGGATCCTGTGCAAGATGAACGATCGTTTCGCGCCCGTCGGTCTCAGCGATCTGGCGCTGGATTGTGCGACGGGTAGCAGGTGACCATTGCCCTCGTGAAACGTGCTTGATTCGGTAAATGTCGCCAGTCCTGCTCATCCACACACCGGCAGTGTAATCGCCACCACCCACCGTGGCGGCTGTATCCCATGCCCGGCATGAGTTGGAGTTGTTTGGGATCGGCGATGGATCAACGATCTTGAACCATTCAGGCTTGAAAAAGCCTCCATCGCGTGGCGTTGGTGTCTGTTGATAGAGAGCGGAAAAGGCGTAAGAACCGACGGTTTTTTTGATTCGGTCGAAGTCTTCCACGGAATATCGTTCTGGCCAAAGCGCTTCACCAGGCTGGCGGCCAATTAGGTCATCATTCTCAGCAATGGCAGGCAAACTGACCACATCCCATTGTTCGCCACCTTCATTGGCCTGTTCAAGCAACTGGCCAGCTAAGTCGAGGCTATGCCATCTCGTCATAATCAGGACGATTGCGGCACCTGGGTGAAGGCGTGTGTACAGGTCGTTCTGATACCAATCCATCACCCTGGCACGGTATGTTGGTGATTCGGCCTCAGCTCGTGACTTCACTGGGTCATCAATAATGACCAGGTCGGCACCATATCCAGTGACACCCGATCCAACACCAACCGCATAAAGCCCGCCGCCGTGTTCAGACGACCACTGATTTTGCTTGTTCTGATCGTCGCTAAAGTTGAATCCAAACTCTTTGGCGATGCGTCGCGTTTGTCGGCTAAAGGTGCATGCCAGCGAGTGGTTATAAGCTCCAATAATGACTCGTAAACCTTGATCCACCAATAATCTATAAGCAGCATAGTGGATCGTTGCCAGCTCGCTCTTGCCGTGCCTGGGCGGCAGGAAGAGCATCAACCGTTTGACATCACCGGTCGTCACCCTGTCCAGCGCCCGGCGGCACTCCGCCAAGTGTTCTGGCGACCACTGGTGATCCGGCTTTGCGGCTTGCAGGAACCGGTTTAGCCCCTTTGGGATCAACTGCCTGTCGTGGTGGGGTGTCGCACTCATTGTCTATGGCCGCCCAGTCCACTTGGGGCTTATCAGAGATTTCGATGCTGCTGGCAACCTTGCCATCAAGCCGATCATAAATCTCTTTCCAGTAACGGAAATCGCCATTGATCGCTTCTTGAATTCCTTTGTCGATCAGCGATCGCAAGATTTCAGGATTCGCGTCCAGCAATTGCCCAAGCGCAGCCTGCATAGAGTGTTTCTTAGGCCGACCACCACGGTTGCCAGAGGTACCCGGCTTAAACTGAGTAGATGGGTTTGGGAATTTGCTCATGTAGCACCTGTTATCCACCTGTTCTCAGGTTACTCATTCGATTGCTCCATATCCCGGTGGCCTAGCGCCATGATTCCCCCGTCCAGGCTTGTCAATCACACCCTTCCGCCGCAGTCTCTGCATCAAAGCACGTTGCTTGATCGCGATGTTCCGAAACTTGGCCCAAAAGGCCATGAGTTCCGTTTGTTCTGTCATGGCTCGTTTGATCGCCTGATCCAGTTGTTTACTGGCTCTGGTGCAGGATAAGCAGATCGCATAGCGATGCTGTTCAACCTTCCGCCCATCAACACAATGAGGACAGGGTTGATTCGGCGTACCTTCCGTCCAGCCAGATGCGTCAACACCTATCAATACAGGTTGTACGCCATGGATCGAGCGGATAAGTCGCCTTGTGATATTCTGGTCGATTTCCCCATCCGTGGGAGCGATCGAGTCTGAACCTAATGGTTCATTCATATCTTGACGATAATCACACGACCCACCGACCGTCAATAGGGTGCTCAAGATTTTGTACCTCCTGCCTCTGCGAACTCGATGTACGCCTTGTACATCTTGTCGCCCTTCAGGCCAGAGTAATCAAACTCAGCCGCCATCATCCGAAACGCCCTGTCCACGATCTGCAATCGCTTCCACAGCGACAGAGCAACCGCCTTGCCTTCACCGTGTGGTATAGCTGCGATATCATCAAGATTGATCATCATAGTTTTCCCTGTCAAAGATGCCTTCGTATGGTGATACTCGTGAGCTTTCGACAACCTCTTCAATCGCTTCGGTGATATGCTGGATACAGGCTGCTTTGGCTTGCTTTAGACAGTCAAATTCGCCAGCCCAAGAGCCTTCGTTCAACTCATCCCAAGAAAGTTCTTCCGGCGGTCTGTCTTTCAGACTTCCAGTGCTTGCAAAATAGTTAGTGTTGTCAAAAGACAACTCAATATGCGCCCAATACTTGCCATGGGACAGCGTCCAGCTTGTGCCATCAGTCGTGCACCATCTTTGCTCAATCATTGTGCTTGCCTCGTCTTGTCTTTCTTTCGCCGTTCGGTGTCCACCATAGCCAGAACCACTGGTATGATCTCATTCATGTAGTATTTGCTTTCGTCTTTCGTTCTTATCGCTTGTGAGAGCCAGAACGCTTCCGCCGCCTGATCTGTCTCAGCTTCACCTTCCTTATTGCCGCGTCGAAACCTGTGCTCCATCGCAGAGATAATGCAGTGGTAAACCTCATGTGACACTCGCGGTTTCAGCCAGGCACTCAGCTCGTTGTTGGCAAAGTCGATAAACTCGCGACCACTGGCGAGCAGATAGTAATCAGGACAGCTCATGCATCATTCTCCATGTCAATTTGCGAAACCCTGTAAGCATGTTTCACTTTCTTGTTCTGGTGATATCCATTTAGGTACCGATTTTGCTTCACTGCGATACCCGTCACACTCCGTTGGCCTTTGGCACTGGCCATCAGTTCGGGTATAGCTGGATAGCCATGATTCGATGTGTTGCCATTTGAGCGATCATCCAGGATGGCATTCGCGTGCATGCGCTCATATTCCGTGCCGATTCGCTTCAGCTCCAATAGTTGATGCTGTGGCATGACTTCCATTTCGGTCCGTGAAAACCTGATCTCAGCTCGCTTGGATTTCATACGGCACCTTGCACAGCATAAATTCGTGATATTTAGCCACAGCAAATGCTGACCGCTTGTCACTCGTTCCTCTAAGGAGGTAAAGCGGGTCGGTCTTTTTCGCCGATGGCCCATAAACCGACTCTAAACCCGCCCGCAATGTGGCATCATTCAATTTTCCACCAGCAGTGATCCACTGACCATATTCGCGCCTTTTGTAGACTGTAATTGAAATGCCACGGTCTTCTGCCTTCTGTAAAAGCCGACCTATTAGGTACATGGTCTGAATAGACGAGTCGCCTACAGGCCTGCCTTGGCATGAAAAACCCTCAATTGCAATTTCAGATGAGTCCACCCAAATTGCTCTTAGCATGTGCATGAGGTCAGCGTTAGCGATTTTGTCAGCCGACAGGATATTTGGTTTCTTATGGTTGCCTGGGCCTATAACGCAGACTCCCGAATGAGTGCTGCCAGGGTCGATTCCGATGATTGTAAATCTGTTCATACCTTCCTCCACTTTGTTTCAATCCCTTGATCCGTCACCGTGTAATCGCCAAACAGGTTCGGTGATTCAGCCTGCAACACTTTTAGGACTGCAATCGCCAGTCGTTGAATTTCAGCGTCCGCATGGATTGAGCCACGTAGTTCGAGGAAGTGTCGCCATGCTCTGGCGTTACCCGTCACAAAGATCTTGGTTTCAGTGCAGTTTGGCAAGACAGCGCGAGCGGCCTCGCGAGATTTCTTGCGTCGAAGTGTCGGGCTGTCGATGTCGGCAAAGTCGTTGTATTCCAGCGTTTCGCACAACGCCTCGTAATGCCCCTGCGCTCGGCCAATGGCTTGAGCCCAGATCGCTTCTGGCGTGCTTCCCGGCTTGATGCCTGGTGGTCGCACAAAAGCGCAGTCCGACTCGTCCACATATCGTTGACTAAGCTGTGAGTAACTCATTCCAGCACGATGCCTGACCAGCTCGTGCGTGAGTGACCGCGAGACGCCCGTGAAAATCATCGAGTAAACAGCATGTTCTAAAACTGAGCCGTGGCCCACTTCCAGGATGTGTTCGATATAAGCCTTGTTGCCACCTGGTCGAGGTTTGGCAAAGCTCATGTAGCACAATCGGCCAGCGATCTCCACGAGGTGCTCGCTAGCATTGTCGGTGTCGCTGTTCCAGTATTCGACTCCGTGGGCCTCCAAGAACTCGGCACAATCAAGACTGTTGAGTTCTTGTTTGCCGACCAGGTAGACGGATGGAGCGTTGATGATGTTCATGAGTATCCTTTCATCCAACAAGTGAGAGACTTTTCTGTTGCATCAATGCCTGAAGGAATCCAGTCAAAACCATTTCAAAACTGTTATTCCCGAAGTTTGGTAGCGTCATGTTTCCTTTCTCGTCAACCTCACACTTTTTAGCCCATGACTGAGCAATGCAACTCAGAGAAAAGATGCCAAGAGTTTCGCTCTTCAGTATCTGCTTTGGGATGCGATCAGGGTTGTACTGCACGTCCCAGAACTTGGCGTTGTACTGACACTTGAACGACTCGTCCAATGTTGTGTTTGGAGTCAGCTTGATTCGCATGGGCAAGCCTCTGGCTCGATTTCTTGGCTTGACGTCCCCTGATCCAGACACCTTCTCGGCGGTCTTTCTTGTTCTCTCGGTCTTCTCTGATTCCTCAGGGCCACGAGATGGAACGGGTTGCTTGTCGCGTTTCTCTTTGCCAGTATCACCGCCCCCCAAAGCACCATTGATGTATTCTGAAGCCTTCCTTGAAAGGACTTCGAGTTCCATTGAAACGCCTTCCGTTTTGGCGGCAATCAATAGGTCTTTGAATAGCTCGGCAACTTCTTCCCACAACTCGGTTGGGTCGAAGTCGTTATTGAAACCATCCTTGAGCGTGTTGACGTGAGGGAATTTGTTGTGATCGAGAATGATCTCCCCATAGATTCGTGATGTGCTCGCTTCGTGGACCGCACATGGGCCGCTCTCTTGCTCGATCAGGATCCGCTTGCCCCAGTAGACATTGAATCCCGGATGCTCGTTTTTATGCCCTGCTTTGACGATGCCACAGAGTAGTTCAATCCGTCCAAACTGCGGATGATTGATGACTTGTTTTTCTTTCTTGGACAGTTCTGGTGGATTCCAAGGCTGTAATGCCTCTGTCCTTCCTTTGACGTTATAGTGGATTTGAACGCCGTTTCGTAATGCGGTCGAATAGCGAAATGCAATATCTTTTTTATTTCGATCGTGCCTGTCGTTTGGCACGATTTTGGGGAACTCTAGCGAAACCAATGTGCCAGGCGAACTTGAATCCCTGATCGAAGTTACTCTCGTAAGTTCAATGTCTCCTTCTACTTTGCTCTTATAGGAACCCCAGTTCATAATGCATGTTTTCGAGTTGCCATCCCCCGTACTGGATGTTGCAACGCACTCGCCCCAGTCAGACAAGACAATAACCGAACACGCCGCACCAACGCCGTACTTTGACGTTGCGTCCATTCCGTACGACTTGAACGGAGTCAGAATAAACTCAGGGTTAAGCGTTCCGCATCCGTTATCAGAAATCTCAAGGATTCCATTCAGGAATTCAATTTTGATTACTGAAGCACCTGCGCTCAGAGAGTTGTCAATGAATTCGCAAAGCCCTTGACCGATATTTATGACCGCCCTTTGGACATAAGCCCGGACAGCACCAACTTGATTCATATCAATCTTCATGGTGTCAAGCCTCTAAGTATTCAGGGGGAATTAGCTGACTCTTTAAATCTTCGATCATTTGGAATAGTCGTTTTTGCTGTGCGATCGTCCAATAAGATCTAGCGTCAAACACCCATTGCCTGATGGACTTTTCGCACTGTTTAAATACCGCCTCGAAATCAGCATCAAATGGAACTGTCTCAGGCTCAGGCGGAAAGCATCGTGGGCAATCACCCTCTGATTCTCTAAATGTTTGCTTGCATTCCCGACAGTGATATGTGGGTCCAGACTTCTTTGCTGGTGGCTTTTTAGCTGGATACTTCTTTCCATCCTTTCCCGCTTTGTATTCGGGAGTTGCTTCCCCTGATACGGGCGAGGTGTAAACGTTTACACCTCGTTTTACGCTTGCTACAAAAGGTGGACTTACTTGAGCGGTCTCAGCGATCCATCGCTCTGACTTTGTTGACCATTCCTCATCAGCCAGAAGCATTTCGACAGCGCGTCTCTTGTCGGCGGGTGTCCTCCTGAGACCGTGAGCACTATTTGACTGAATCGAATAAAGTTTTGCACGTCTGAATGCAGTTGTCCCACCAGCTCGCACATCAAACATTGCGGATTCAATGCCAGCCTTTTTGTAGGCATGAACACGGTGAAACCCGTCAGCTAAGAAGTATTCATCTCCGTCAGGCCCCTGCCGAAATACAACAGGAGGCTCCTTGAATTGTCCACCGGATTGGAGCAATTCAACAAGCTCGTCAACGTGCTCCCAATGAGTGGAAGCACGCGACTGAAGTTCTTCAAGTACTTGAATTTGGTCTATCCGCAGTTCGTACATTAATTGTCCTTTAACTCTCTTATTATTTCCGCTCGTTGCTTTGCCTTCCAAACTTCCAGCCGATCCACCGTGACATCTGTGGGCGCAACAATTCCAAGTTTGATCTTGTCGCCTCGAATCTCGACGATGGTGATACTGACGTTGTCACCAATCATAAGAACTTCATTTTTCTTCCGTGATAGCACTAGCACTGCTGTAGCCTCCGTGATGCGTTTGATTTGATGCCGGGAGTGGTCAAACTCCCGGCGCGAGTATGGTCGGTCAACTCCCCCTGGTATCCTTGTGAGTTCGGCAGGCTGATTGCCCACGAACAAACTCGAATCAACCAACTAGGAGTCTGTCAGCAGGCTGGATTTAGCCCCTGACAAGTCGCGTGTAGGAATCGAACCTACCGAAAGCCCTATTGGTAAGGGCTATTGCCCAGCCGCGACAAATTGCCATCCGTGGCAGCGGTCACCATCCATGAATCCCGTTTGACATCTGCTCATTGCTGATCGCGATCATGAAACTCGCCACAGATGCCACCGCTATGCGTCACCGGAGTCCAAGTCTCACCAAATCTCAGCGGCCTGACGGGATTGATTCGGCACAGTACTCGTCCACGTCCGCAACAGTCACAACCTTGGGCAAAACCACTCGACTGGATGAGACTCGAAAGCCTCTGATGGCTCTGATCACATCCAGTGCAAACCGTTCCACAACTGCCGATTCCTGGTCGTCCAGGAATTCACCTGGCGAAATGGTCAGGATCGGATTCGTTTGCTTTTTGAACCTGTCCATCTCGTCGTGAATGAACTCTAAATCTGTCTTAGTCATCACTGGTCCCTTGTCATGCCTGGGTAAGGTGACCACCGGCTCATTGCCTGTGATTCACTTTCAAGAAAATCGTTGCCGTCTTTGTCTTTACCAACACTCACCAGCTTTTCAGGCGAGTAAGGAGAGCTTTCCCAATCCAGCTTTTCTTCTGTCCATTCTGGATGTTCTGCTCTCAGTGTCGCCCTGGTCGTGAGCAGCTCGGCATTGAGCAACTTCCGCCAGCGAATATTGTGAGGCAACAGATATGCAGGATCGGCTGATCTCACACCGTCCATATCTGCAAGCACTCTTTCGCGGTGCCTGGCTCGCTCAGATCCCGCCAGAACAGATTGACCTGTTCTGGCGGCAAAGATAATTTGCAGAGAAGTCACCATCAGAATGGCACCCCATCAACTTCATCGTGTGGATCAAAGGCGTGACCATTTGTGCGAGTCTGGTCAAGATGTTGTTTCATGCCCCGATCCGCATCCGTCTCAGTCACTCCACCACCTGGCCGAACTTGCATCCGGCCTCTCAGGTGTGGTGCGATCTCCACAGATTTGGGAAGGTCCGATAAAGGATTGAAACCTGTGGAGCCGCCAAACGATTCGCCATCGGCCAACTTCATAAAGGCGACTAGATAAAGAGATACGCCAATATTTTTTGTCACTTTATAGGTGGCCGGTGTCACCAGCATCTGACCGATACAACCACCGTAAATTTCGTTCCGGTTTGTGATCGGCCTGCCGTGCCTGTCAATCACCATGGGTGGCTTTGATTCGCCTGTGCTGGCCGATATCACCCAACAGCCTGATTCGGCATGGCCCGTTTTAAGATTGCCATCCTTATCAAGCATCTTGTCGCCATCTTTGATGGCACAATTTGTGTGCGTTGTCAGCTTCCGGTATTGTTGGCCAAAAGCAATCTCCGAGAT